TCAACAGTGTATCGACTGGGATGCAGAAATCGGCAGCGCGGAACCTCGCTCTTTGGACTTCGACCGGGAACTTGATGACAGTGAAGCGTCTGAGTATGGGCTCGAGGTCTTCCTGGTTGAGAAAGCACTGTTCTGGCGTGTAGTTGCTTAAGACGATGATCTTCTTAGGACGTAAACCTTGAAGACATCCTCCTTTGATCTCACCAGGGAAGGGGTATCTATCGGCCCATTTCTTCAACGCTGATGCGGTTAGGTCGTTCTTTGGCGACCATTCTTCGATAGCGACGACTTCTTGGTGTCGATATCCATCCCACCACTTGTTGAGCGCTTTCGCGAAGTGCTTGGGGTATAGTTCCCAAAGTAGCCGAGACTTCCCTGTACCGGAAGGGCCGACCCACCATTCATGTTGTAGGTCGCCCTCGAGCGGACGAGCTTCGGGTGCATACAGGGATTCCAGTCTTGGACCATGTACGAGGAACATCTGTGGATCGGACTCTCTAATCGTGTCCATGTCTCCCTTTCTGGCGAGTTCCACGGCGTTGGCGTATCTCGCGGCGTTTGCTGCTCCTCCTCTCTTTCTTGCTGTGTCAGCGTCCACTGGCATATCTCCGAATTCGAAGAAGTCTCCGTCTTTTGTACAGTAGTCACGGTTTTGTTTCGCCGAGCCGTTAGCCACGTCCAGGCGCGAACGAGGAAGCAACCGCGCGACCGCTTTGCGTTGGCGTTGGTTGTGGAAGTACACATATCCTTGTAGATGTGGAGTTCCGGTCTCGGGAGCCAGTTCTCGTCCGTAGACGACATACCGAGCGAAGCTTGTGATGATGTTCTGGATGTGTTGCTCATCTTGATCAGTGTAGTTGTTCAATGTGAAGCACCAGGCTCTGAACTTGCTTGCGGGGTTCATTGCGAAATGAAGAGTGGCTATAGCTTCTAGGTCCGTGGGTTTGGCTCAGTAGAGCCACCCCCACATTATTACCTAGAAGCTACTGAGCTGAGCCAAGTTGAAGTTTGGGAAGTATCTGAACTTATTTCTAGATTTTCTAGTTTGAGTTCAGAGCAAACTGTACTTGGCTGGCACTTTTTCTTTTTCTTCAAGTCGATCACGTGGAATTTTCTAAAAAATGCCGCGACGACGTTCTACTACGCGATCATCCGCACGTGCATACAGACGTCGACCTTCGTATCGACGTCGTCCTGTACGTCGTCGTGCCAGTGTGGCACGAGTGTATCCACGTCGCCCTGCTCCTCTTGGGCTGACGTCTCTTTCAAAAACGATCCGTAAGGTACCATTTTTGATGGCTCATATCGACCCGTTTCTACCCGTAGTTCGGGGAGTGAAGGTCCCTGATTCTAATACGATGGAATCAGATACCGCACTTTGTACCGATGAGTATTCGTTTACGGTTACGACTGGTACGAATGTTAAATGCGCAGCCTTTAACCCTTCCCTTACATCTACTGTCGTTGGTTCGACGGAAGGTGCTGGTGCATGGACTTGGGCAGCCGCATTTGCTGGTGGTACGGATGTGGCACAGCTGGCCAATATTCAGGCGGCTAGTACTGCTTATCGTACCGTGGCACACGGCATCCGTATCTCTTCTACACTTGCGCCTACTACTGCAACTGGCTTTGTCCATATTGCAGTGTACTCGCCAAGTACATACAATACATCTACATGGCCATTCCCTACAACCCTGTCGCAGATGCGCGATTTGCCGTTTTACCGTAAGGTGACTTTGGCAAGTTTGACACAGTCTCCGCTGACGGTTGTTAACAAGTTTTTGGATCAAACCGCCTTCCGTTATATTGATACAACGGAAGCAACTGCTGGTTTTGCAAATACCAGCCGCGGTAGTTTCCACATTACACACTCATGGGCTACAATTTTTGTGGCTGTCGAGGGTGCTCCAAGTGCATCTAATGCTCTTGGTATTGAGATGATTTTGCATACTGAAACCATCTCTAAGGCTGGTGCGACGAACAACAGTTCACCAGCGGCTCCAGGAAACTCTCGTCTCATGGAGTCTGCTGCGCATATGGCCGCTAATACTGAAGCTTCACATTTCGAAAGCGAACAAGGTAGCTTGTATCAGCGAGCAACTGACGCAGTTTCCGAAGGATTACAAGCAGGTGCGGAGAATGTTGCTGAATGGGGTGCTGGCGTGTTACGGCACGCAACTGAACGAGCAGTGTACACTGGTGCTGGTATGCTGTTCAATGCTGTAGCCGCACGCGTTGGAACCCAAAATGTAAACGGTCAATATCGTCTGACAGAGGGTTGACTAGGTATGTTATGTTAGAGCCCATGGATGTAGAGCCACCGTCTGATCTCATCGTTCCTCGTGCTCCTCCTCCCCCCAGAAACGTAGAGTTCGCGGTGTACCCACCTGGTTATGGCCCATCAAGCAATGCTCGTCGTGCGGCTAATGCAGAAGCTGCGCGCCAGCGGCGTTCTGATATCCATTACGAGCGTCGGGGCAACCGTATGACTCGTGGTGTTATTGTTCCATATGGCGAGACTCCAATGGAAGTCGAAGACATTGATGAGCAATATCATGATGAATTGTAGTTGTCGTAGGAAACAGTTTTATGTATGTAATAAATAAAACACAGAGGGCGCAGCCCTATGTGTTTTAGCGTGAAGTGTATGAATGAATGTTTATTTGTTGGTTAGCGTCGACGCGCTTTAGCTAAGTCAGAGCGTTACAACTCGTCTAGTTCATCATCTGTCTCAGTCTCTTCACCGCTAAGGGTTTCATCCGCCGTCAGGTCTACGAAGTTGATTCCGTGCAGCATGTGATGCGCGAAGTCGGCACGAAGGAGAATTCTCTCCATCTCGGGTACGAACGCAGCTACCTCTGGTATCTCGCGTCGCATAGTTCCGAACAGGTCGGCAACACGATCCGTGACTTGTCCGAACATGGTTCCGGCTTCATGCTTCATGGTGACTAAGTTGGCTCCACGTTGGTTTGCTTGGGTGAGCAGGTTGTTGTTGGCAATAAGTTGATGGATCTGTTCTTGTTGGTCCGCAAGGCGTTGTTGCATGAGTCGACCTTCGGCTTCGGCTGACTCGAGACGTGCCTTGTACCACATGGTCATCTCGAAGAGCACAGTGTTGGAAGACGCTGGGTTTGGGGCACTCATGGTTACGCTTGTGGGTTACGATGCAAATTGGAAAATGAGAGGGTTACGTACCCTCGTAGTGTACCCGTACACTTTCCATCCACTCCGTCCCCCCTTGCCCGAGGTGGACGGTACACTCTTGGGTACAGTGGATCTAAGTATAGTATAGTGGACGCAAGTCAAATCGGTACTATATAGGAATTTGTATATATACGTATGTGTACCACATAACGTATAACGTATACTTCAACATATATACACATGTATACTGTATACCCTACCCCTATCCGTCCGACGGGACCCTCAGATCTATCTATATCCTCGCCCCCGAAGCGAAGCGTAGGGTGGCGAGTGCGGAGCGCTCTAGCGCAGCGAAGCGGAGCGGGCGCGTGGCGGCATCCGCCTCAGCGCGCGATCAGCGCGCTCCAGCTTGGCTTAATAAGACCCAATTCAAATGATAATACACAACATATATTGAAAAGCGTAGATGACGTAGAGTCATCACAAGTCCTCCATCAAAGTATCCAAGTCAAACTCTGGTAACTCGATTGTGTCTTCGTCTGTTTCCGACGACACACAATTCAACAGTGTATCGACTGGGATGCAGAAATCGGCAGCGCGGAACCTCGCTCTTTGGACTTCGACCGGGAACTTGATGACAGTGAAGCGTCTGAGTATGGGCTCGAGGTCTTCCTGGTTGAG